AAGTCGGGGGATTTTGCTATTGTGGGGGGAGAAAGGAATTTATGAAAGCCGAGCAGTTAGACCTAACAGTTACAACCTTCTCCAATTCGCCATACCAGCCGACAGGTTACGGAATGCAGATTGGTTATTTGATTGACAATCTCAAAAAGCATGGGGCGAATGTTGGCCATGTTTCAAACTATGGACTAGAGGGAAACAACTCCACGCATAAAACGCCTTACGGAGAAATTCCACACTACGCAAGAGGCTATGAGCCAATGTCGCAAGATGCACTTGCAGTCGGTCACAAGATGCAGATGATGAAACAGGATTGGAAAGATTACATCCTGACTCTTTGCGATGTCTGGGTGCTAAAGCCCGAGATGTGGCCTACCGATGAGTTCCCAAACATTCTCAGTTGGGTCCCGCTCGACCATATCTCAATGCCACCTGCGGTCAAGCGTTGGCTGGACAAAGACAATGTAACTCCGATTGCCATGTCCCCATTTGGACTGGAGCAACTGAAAGATGTTGGGCTTGACGGAATCTACATTCCGCACTCAGTAGATACAGTCAACACCTTCAAGTGCACAGAGAAGATTGGGAAGCAAGACGCTAGAGAATTTCTTGGACTCAAAGACGATGACTTCTTAGTGGTCATGAATGCTGCGAACAAAGCGAACAAGTCAATTCACCGCAAGGCTTTCGCTGAGGCACTAATGGGCTTTGCAGTTTTCCGTCAGAAAGTTCCAAACGCTTACCTCTACATTCATACCGAACCAAAGGGTGTTTATGGTGGCTTTCACCTTCCCCGACTGGCTGAGGCTTGCGGGCTTGACATGAGTTCTGTTATTTTCCCTGACCCCATTGACTACCGCTTGGGCGTTGACCCTAAAGACTTGGCTGGCTTCTACTCGGCTGCCGATGTTGTCTTGCAGGTTTCGCTAGGTGGTGGGTTTGAAATCCCAATCATCGAAGCTCAAGCCTGTGGCACAAGAGTCATCGCATCCGACTGGACCGGGCCAAGTCACTTGGTTGCAGAAGATGGATTCAAGGTAAAAGGGCAACTGTTCTGGGATGAGGCGCAGATTGCATGGTGGAAGATGCCATACATTGCGTCAATCACCGAGCAGCTAGAGAACGCTTATGAAGTCACCAAGGCAGAAGGTCGCTACTCAGAAACATCACGCAAGTTTGCTCAGCAGTTTGACGATGTGAAAGTCTGGAATCACTCTTGGTTACCATTCCTGAAGACTCTGGTCTAATCTCTCTGCCCCTAGCAATTTGGGGTGATGGTTATTCTCAATTCCTGCCTCAATGGTGGGCAGGGGTGCAGTCGCTTGAGACCAAGCCGTTTGAAATAAACATTGTCACCGATGAGAAGAACTGGGAAGCAGTCAAGGCGAGCGTTCCGAACGAGGGTGTTGTCAGGGTCATAAAAGAAAACCTAAGCAGCTATGCCGAGTATTGGAATCAAGCAATCTATCTATGCGTTGGTAAGTGGATAGCTCTTTGCAATGTTGACGATTACTTCCTACCTAAAGCCTTGAACTCGATACCAGAGGCAGAGGCAGCAGGTTGCAACCTAGTTTGCGACTGGCTTAGAACCAAAGGGTCGGACTCGGTGCAGCAGACTAAGTGGATGCCAGAGACCCTTGATTATGAGTTCGAATTAGGCGGTGCTAACCCCATGACCAGACACCTCTGGGAGGCCTCTGGTGGCTTCCCAGAAGGCATAAGATTCGCAGATTGGGGTCTCGCGCTACACATGAGAAAAACTGGTCTTGTAAAGCCGTATAACACCCCTACGATGAGGATTGTTTTTGACAGGGGTTATGACCGCATGACAACCTCTGGCGCATTGCTTGGACCTGATGACAGAGCCGAGGGCATGGAGCAGATTAGACAACTTGCTAGGTCGCTTCGGTGAAGGTTCTCATCTTGGGAGCTGAGGGAATGCTTGGCTCGGCGATGGTCAAAGAGCTTTCTTCTTTTGACCTGATTGCACCCTCACGCTCAGAGTATGAAGCACCCGACTCGATTGACCAATTCATGCTGACCGAGGGCGATGTTGTTATTAACTGCATCGGCGTAATCCCGCAGAAGAAGCCAACAGTCGAAAAGCTGGAAAAGATAAACGGCGATTTTCCTCACCTGCTCGCAACTCGCAAAGACCTTTACTTCATCCAGATTGCAACTGACTGCGTGTTTGCAGGTGACAAAGGTTTCTATACCGAAGAATCCGAGCGAGACGCTACCGACCCCTACGGACTAAGTAAGAAGCGAGGCGAGGTCTCAGCAGCGAACTGGCTCAATCTGCGATGCTCAATAATCGGAGCGAATGGCAAAGGCTCACTATTCGATTGGGTAAAGAACCAACCCGAAGGCGCAAGAATAAACGGCTTTGTCAATCACTACTGGAACGGCGTGACAACCGAGGCGTTTGCAAGGGTGGTCGCAGGGATAATAAAACAGAATTACCTATTGGCTGGAACTCTGCACCTAGTCCCCGATGACTGGGTTTCTAAATACGACCTAGTGAAGATGATTGCCAAGCGACTAGGCAGAGATGATATCGAAGTGATACCAACCATAACCAACATGATTGACCGCAGACTTGCTACCAAGTTCAGCTACACCAACCGACTGCTCTGGCGCAATAGCCGCTACCTCAGAGGGCCGATGATTTCGGAGATGGTCAGAACAATGTCGGTAGAATAGAGGCTGGAGGAATCTCATGGCTATATCACAGGGCTATTGCTCATTACCGCAGATTAAGGCAGCACTTGGAATCGCAGACGGAATTGACGATTCTCTGCTGGAGATGGCAATCGAATCAGCTTCTCGCCAGATTGACTCTTACACCGAGCGCTATTTCTACAACGCTGGAACAGCGACAAAGGTTTTCGCACCGCTTGACAACTATGTCTGCCCAACCGAGGATTTCATCACCCTGACTCGCGTCAAGACATCAGAAGACGGCGAGACTTATGACACAACTTGGGAAGCTAAAGACTGGCAGGCAGAACCGCTCAATGGTCGAGCTGGCGGAATAGTGAGTTCCTACACTCAGATTCGGGCAGTTGAGGATTACCTGTTCCCATACCGAAACGGCGAAGCAACAGTTGAGCTAGTCGGAACTTGGGGATGGTCAGCAGTCCCAATCGCAATTACTCAGGCAACTGTCATTCTTGCGTCAAGAATCTTCAAGCGACTTGACTCGCCTCTAGGAATTATCTCTGGCGAGCTTGGCTCGATGAGAGTTGGCTTCAGACTTGACCCAGATGTTCAGCACCTTGTTGACCCCTATCGCAAGATTGCGATGGCATAGTGGCTTCAATTAGCGAACTCAGAGATGGGCTAGCCGCCAATCTCGCAACAATCCCCGGACTTAGAACCGCTGCTGTAATTCCTGACAATCCAAATCCGCCGATTGGAATTGTTCAGCTCTCTAGGGTGCAATACCACCAAGACTTCAAGCGTGGAATGACTGAATACAACTTCGCCGTCCAAGTAGTTGTTGGCAGGGTAGATGAAAGAACTGCCCAAAGAAATCTCGATGCCTACTGCTCAAGCACCGGAGAATCATCCGTTTCGCTTGCGGTAGAATCGGATAGGACACTAGGCGGAAAGGCCTTTGACTGCATAGTGACCGAAATGACGAACTATGGCTCTGTTGTGATTTCAGACATCACTTATCTCGCAGCCGAGTTCAATGTTCGTGTTTTAGCTAGCTAACCTATAGGAGAAAAATAAATGGCAAAGCAAGTCTTGACTGATGTTGTAGTCCAGCTAAACGGAACTGCAATCTCTCAGAATGTCAACTCTGTTGAGCTGACAACGACTGCTGACGCAATCGAGACCACCTCTTTTGGAGACTCCGGCTGGAGAACCTACAAGGGCGGTCTAAAGAGCGGCTCAGTCACTCTGTCAATGCACAACGACTACGCATCAACCGCGCTGGACGGAATCCTTTACAACCTGTTCAACACAATCGCAACTGTAACCATCTTCCCTGCTGGAACTCCAGCTGGAACGAACACCCCTAAGTATGAGTTCACCGCTCTGATTGACAACACATCCCCTGTTTCGGGTGCTGTTGGAGACCTAGCCGTTCAGAACCTAACTTGGACGATTACCGGTGCAGTTACTCGCGGCACATCTGCATAAATAACTAAATAAGAAAGGATAAGCCAAATGCGTATGCAACTTGAGGTTGAGTTTCTTGACGGAACTCAAAAAGACATCAAGGTCATCATGGCTGACATGGTGAAGTTTGAGTCTGAGTATTCAATCAGCATCGCCAAGCTAGGGCAGGAGATGAAAGTTACTCACCTGCTCTGGCTTGCTTGGGTTGCTCTAAAAAGAGAGAAGCAAGTCACGGCCGAATTTGACGCTTGGGTAGAGACTGTTGCTTCAATCGGAGCGGTTGACCCAAAAGCATCCAAGGGCTAGGTGACGCTTCCGCTCATTGGTATTTAGTAAACATCGCCTATGAGTTCAAAGTAAACCCAAAAGATTTACTAGAACTTGACGAGCGATTGCTATGGACAATGGGCAGATACCTAGTCTGGCGGGCGCAAGAGATGAATAAGAAGTAGAGACCGACCCTTCGGGGTCGGTTTTCTATTAGGTAGAATTGACCAGAGGTGTCTGATGTTGAATCCAATTCTTGAGCTGAACTCGGCTGATGTAAAAGCCATGTTGAGAAAGCTCAAAGACATCGAACCCAATGGGGTCAAGGAATTTAGAAAAGAAATAAACAGAATTGCTAAGCCTGTCGCTGACCAGATTAAGCTCAACATTCCCAATCAGCCACCGCTTTCAGGAATGGGCTTTGTCATTTCTAGGACGAGCAAGCTGACTGGTCTTCAGAGCTATGTAATAAACGAGGGCAGACTCAACTGGCAGGGAACTGGCAAGCAAGGATTGTCGCTAAAGGGCAAGGGAACTGGGCCTAAGTCTTTGACTATTTCAAGCGCAATCAAAGCATCGGGTCGCAGTCTGACCACGCCGATTGCCAAGGTCATTATTAACAGCCCTACCGTTTCTATGGCTGACATGGCTGGTAGGAAGTCCAACGGCAACATGGGAACAAGGTCAAGAGAATATGTTTATAGAAAACGCAATGGTGAAATCGTAAAGCGCAGACACGCAGTCAATGGTCAGGGTCGAGCAATGATTCAAGAGTTGACGAGTAGATATGGCAAGGCTTCGCGTTTTGGATGGCCTGCACTAGAGAAGCAGATTGACGATGTTGCTAGAGAGATAGACAAGGTTTTGCAAAAGTATTTCAACAAAGCATTTGGAGATAACTAATGTCACAAGTTCGCGTAGTCCTCAAATCCGTCTGGGATGACAAGGGAATAAAGAACGCACAGAAGTCCTTTCAGGGGATTAGTGACGGAATTACCACAGCCTTCAAAGCTATTGGTGTTGCAACTGTCGCAGCTGGCGCGGCGATTGCCAAGCTCTCGGCTGACTCAATCAAGGCTGCTTCAAGCCTTCAAGAATCTACAAACGCTGTCAATGTTGCTTTTGGTAAGTCGGCAGATGAAGTCCTAAAGATTGGTGAGAACGCTGCTCAGTCATTGGGTCTGGCTCGCACCGAGTTCAACCAAGCTGCCGTTAGGTTCTCAGCCTTTGCCGAAAGAGTTGTTGGCGAGGGCGGGGATGTCGCTGGATTCATTGGAGACATTACAACTCGCGCCGCTGACTTTGCATCGGTATTCAACATTGAGGTTGCCGAGGCTTTGCAGGTATTCCAGTCTGGTCTTTCGGGTGAGGCAGAGCCGCTAAAGAGATTCGGTATAAACCTTCTTGAGTCTGAGGTCAAAGCCTATGCGCTAAGAACTGGACTAATCAAGGTCGGCGAGACAATGACCGAGCAGGAGAAGGTTCAGGCTCGCTATGGGTTGCTCTTAGAGTCAACAGCTAAAACCGCTGGTGACTTTGCAAACACTTCTGACTCGTTAGCTAACAGACAAAGAATCCTCAAGGCAACCTTCACAGACATTCAGGCTGAAATCGGAACAGCCATGCTTCCAGCTTTTGAGGCATTGGTCGGAGTTGTTGTAGATGACCTGTTGCCGATATTCAAAGACTTGGGTGAGAAGATTGGTCCGGCTGTCGCTGGTGTTCTCGAATTTATTGGCGAGGTTTTCGCAGAGGCAAGAACAAGCGGAACAAACCTCAATAGGGCATTGGGTGACCTGAAGCGTTCGTTTGACCTTCTTTTCTCAGCTATTACAAATGGGCAAAAGGACGCAAAGGGTTTCTCGGACCTTCTATCAAACCTAGTCAGAATCATTGAGTTCTTAGTAACAACTGGTGCTTCTTTTGTTGCCTTTATTCAGGGTGCAGGGGTAGCAATTGAGGCATTCAAGCGCGGTGACCTTGGAACTTACTTCCGATTCCTAACAACCGACACCATCGAATTTATGGAGTCAGTCGAGGGAACGACTGGGGCTGTTACCGACCTAGGCACTCAAGGAAGCACCGCTGCTGGACACATTAGAGACCTAGACAATCTCAAGCTCAATAATCTAAGAAAACAAATTGGCGATACCGCTGGCGAGCTAAACAGATTCCGCAACATTGCTCAGGGATTTATTGCACCAAATGCCGCAACTACCGCTGCCACAACCAGCACAACAACGACTGTTTCAAAGAATGTAGAGTCAGCATTTGACAAGGTTCGCAAGTTTATTCAGAACTCTCAGAAAGACCTCGCTAGAGCGCAAGAGCAATATAACAAGACAATTGCAGCAGCTCAGAAGCGTTATGCCGAAGCTGTTATAAAAACTGAAACCGATTTTGCTAACAAGCTTGCAGGGATAGTTCAACAGTCACAAGACAGGCTTAGAACTGCTTTTGAATCAGTAGTCAGAATTTCGCTAGCCGACATCTTTGAGGTTGAGGAAACCAAGTCTGTTGCTAATTTGGTGCAGGGTCTAACGACAAGACTTGCAAAGTCGCAGGCTCTACTTGAGAAGGCTGGCAAGCTCAACGCTGCGGGATTCTCGCAGACCTTTATTGAGCAAGTTGTTCAGGCTGGAACTGACACAGGCAACGAACTGGCCTCGGCAATCCTTGAATCCACTCCGCAGACTCAGGCAGAACTTCAAAGACTATTCCTAGCACTTGAGTCAACAGCCGAGACTGGCATGGACTCGCTTGCTCGCCAGATTTACAATAAGCAAGGCTTGGCAACAAGGGAACTAAAGAACCTTTATGTTCAAACTCAAACCGAGCTAACCGAGGCTCTAAAGCAATTACAGCTGGACTTCAATCAAGAAGTTATTGAGGCAAACCTAACTCTAATCGAGGCCGTCAAGAAAATCCGCGAAGCCTTCCAAGAAAACATCGAGTCTATGAAGGGTGACTTGGGCGGACTTGACAAGGTTGTTACAGAGTTCCTCAAGAAGCTCGGACAAGTAGAAACTAAGGCCGAAGAGAAGATTCAAAACATTACTGGCACAACTCCCGGCGCAACAGGCGGAGCTGTTGGTGGTGGCATGACCGGTATTAACATGGCTGCATCGTCAGTTAGGGATGCGACTGGAATCTTTATTGACTCGATGAATGATGTGACTAAGGTCATTGCTTACCTGCAAGAAAGAATTGCCGCTGCTAACACTTTTGCAAACGAGGCTGCTATTGCAGGCAGAACTGCCGAGGCGATGAGTGCAGTCAATCTAAGAAACCAATTGCGCAGTCAGGTTGGTCTAATACAGGGTCTTGGTGCGGGCGCGGTTGGCACAACCATAAACATAAATGTCAAGACCGATTCAACACAGTCTTTGGCAATGGTTGGTAAGACTTTGGGTAACACAATTACTAAGTATGTTCAAAGCGGTGGTCAAGTGGTGGTGAGTCCGGTTGGCTAAGCCAAGTCAAAAAGTCGAGATTGGTTTTGACCTAACCGAAACTGGCTCTGGTCCGTTCTTTCGCCTCAATGACCCGATTCAGGGTGTCTTGGACAATGTTGACTTCACCTTGGGTGGAACGCTTTTCTATGATGTAACAAACCTAGTTCAATCGGTTGCAATCCAGCGAGGTAAGAACAGGCAGCTCGACCAGTTCGACTCAGGTCTTGCCAATGTTGTCTTCAACAACAACGACCGAACCTTTGACCCCGAATACTCTCTGTCACCCTACTTTGGTCAGATTATTCCTAAGCGTCAAATCAGGATTTCATCGGGTGGGGTGGTTCAATTCTTTGGGCTAATAGATGACTGGAATCTAAGCTACGAACCAAACGGCGATTCCGTTGCATCGGCAGCTTGCTCGGATGCAACATCTTCTTTCGCCACTCAGACCATCGCCACAAGAACGAACTCAGTCCAGAAGTCAGGGGAAAGAATAAACACAATTCTTTCCTTACCTGAGATTAACTGGCCTATTACCTCACGCGACATTGACACAGGTCAGATGACGCTAGGCGCAGACACAATCGCAGACAACACAAACGCTCTGACCTACCTGCGACTCATCGAGCAAAGCGAACCCGGTGCGTTCTTTATCGGTAAGGCTGGAGATGTAATCTTCCGCGACAGAATTGCAGCACCGACTTCTGGCGGTATTACCCTTGCCGATGACGGCACAGGTATTGCTTATCAGTCGCTTAGGGTGCAATACGGCTCGGAGCTTCTGGCGAATGAGATTGTCGTTTCGTCAGAAATTACCTCAACAGAGGTGCAGGCACTTGACCTTGACTCAATCGAAGAATACGGAATTTTCAACCTGACTCGAACGGGGCTGTTAATAAATGATGACGGAGACCTTGCCGACCTAGCAGACTTCTACGCACAGAAATACGCAGCACCCGAATACCGCTTTGAGTCCGTTGACATCCTGCTTGACGAGCTAAGCCTTTCCCAACAGGCCGACCTCTTGGGGCTTGAGATTGGTGATGTTGTAGAAATCAAATTCACCCCTAACGGCATACCCCCGGCAATCTCTAAATACGCTGAGGTAATCCGCATTGACAACTCGGTTGACCTTGAGAACCATGTCATGTCTCTAGGCTTCTCGACACTTGATTTCGCGCTGTTCGTCTTGGATGACGCTCAGTTTGGTAAGCTAGACGCAGGCAACGCGTTAGCCTTCTAATAGGAGAAAAATGGCAGGTTTAGGCCGTAAAGTATTTACCGCAGGTGAGGTTCTAACCGCTGCGAATGTTCAGGATTACCTACAAGACCAAGCAGTTATGGTCTTTGCAGGCTCAGCCGCTAGAGGCTCTGCCATCGGCACAGCGACCGAAGGAATGGTCTCTTACCTAACCGACAATAACCGCATTGAAGTCTTTACGACTTACTGGGAGCAGGTCTACCCTGTTTCGACCTTTGGCGGAACAATCAATGGCAATCAGGTTGCCTTCGGTGGAACTACAACCACAACCTCAATGACTGCAACTTCCGCTCTCGACAACGGAACAATCTTTGTCAACGGAACTTCGGCTGTGACGATTACAGTCCCCGATGTTCTAAACACTTGGGACACCCTGACCATCTGGCGTAACGCTGGTGGAACTGTAACCATCGCCGCAGGAACAGGCGTGACCGACTGGGCAGGTGCAGGAACAGCAGGAACAGCCGTCACCTTTAAGATTGACCAGACCTACAATGCCGCAACTGTTCAAAAGGTTGCAGCTAACACCTACCGAGTAGTTGGAAAGATAACTGCATAATGCCTATTCCTTTAGGAGTTCTTGCACAAGCAGGTTCGGGTGCTGGTCCATTCGTTCCGCTTTCAGATGCCTATGTTTTTTTGACTACAACCGAAGCCACTAGCGGTTCAGAAGTAACTTTTAGCAATCTGAATACAACCTATGCTTCTACTTACAAGCATTTAGAATTGCGGCTACAAACTCAAAGTCTGACTAGTTTTTTCACTCGTGCCTCTATCAGATTTAATGGAGATACTGGAACAAACTATAACTGGCATAGAATTATGATACAACCAGGTGAAGTGACTGGAATTCTTGCTGATTCAGCAACTTCGTCAACAAATATGAGAATTCTGTCCGATGGACTTAGCACTACTGCCGCTCATAAAACAGGCTGTATTGTAAGAATTTTAGATGCCTTTGATTCAAATAAATTCAAAACAATTCAATCGCAATATT